AGATTCCCGGACTGGTCGCGGCTTGGCCGCCATCATCCGGTCGTAGCGCGATGCCTTCAACAAGATCTCGACAGCTCGGGCGTCGTAGAGCTGCGACATCTCTTGTTCGGTATATCCGACATCTCTGGCGGTGCGACGCATGGAATCGTTGTCGCGTTTCCAGACCTTTTCCGATTTCCACTCGGGATGAGTGGTCGCCAACTGGGCGCGGTTTGCGTTGGCGAAGTGTGACAGACGCTCCGTTTGCACCTGTTGCTGCTGGTACGCTGCCTGTTGGCGGCCTTGCACGAGCGAGGATAGCCGACCAGTCAGATCGTCCCATTCGAACCGCAGTCTTGCGGCGTTGATCGGATCGGAAGCGTACAGCTCCCGCCAATTCGGTTCTTGCGGCATGAAGGTCTGGATGACGGATTCCAGGGCGTTGTTGCGCTCGACGTAGTCGGCGTTCATCGCCTCGAGTTGAGCCTTCTGCGCGTTCAGGGCCTGTACGCCCTGCCCAAGTTCCCCTAGCCGCTTGTGAAATGTCGCCGTTCGGGTGTACCCACGAGCCATCTCGTCCAGGGTGACCTCGGTGGGTTCACCGTCGACGACGATGCGGAATACCTGATTGGGATCAACTTCACCCTGAGCTGCCTCGGGTTCGTCGGGTTCTTCCTCGTCTTCGTCCTCGTACTGGGTTTGTCCCTCCTCATCCTCGTCGTCTTGGGGATCCTCGAGCGGAAGTTCGGGCTCGTCGCCCTCCTCCTCGCCGAAATCCGGTCGACCCTCGTCCTGGCCGCGCGCTTCAGAGCGGCGCTTCTTGACGATCTCGGGGTCATCGTCGGCCCCTCCCTCGCGCTCGCTGCGGTCCATGCGGCGCTGCGGGAAAAGATCCTCGATGCCCTGCTTCGACGGCTGCTGCTTGTCCTCGTCACGCCTCGAGCGCGACGGGGTTTCCGCATCCATGACGGATTCGAACGCCTGCGTGGCTTCACTGAAGCCCTCGGTGCCGCCGAGTGGGGAGCTGCTCATGCGTCGTCCTTTGATCGCCGAAACTTAATCTCATTGGCAATTGAGCGCAATGTGCCCTGCACCTTGTCCAAAACCTTCGCTTCCATGTGCAACTCGATGACCTTCGGGTCACCGGCTGCCGTTGCCAGCAGGCGCTCGAGGATCTCCCGGCGATACGCCGTCACCGCCTCCTTGAAGATCGCGTGCCCGAGAAGCGATTCAGCCTCCTGGGAGCGCTCCTGCTGGGTTTGGCGGTCCACCCGTGGGCGGGCCTCCGTCGAGGAGTCCATTCGGCATTCCCTGTCCGACCGTCAATTCGCCGCCGGGCGGCTTCAAAGGACCGGGAGGCGGAGCGGTCGAAGTCTCCGCTCCCGGCCCCTGCGGAGCGCCGCCACCATTCCCTTCAGCAGGAGAGCCTTCGGGAGGTTGCCGGACGGCGCCCCACAAGCCCTGGATCATCGCCTTATCGACCTGTACGCCATACTTCGCGTCGATATCGGCGGCCTTGAGCATCTGGTCGCCCTCGACCTTGTCACGCTCGCGGTCGTCCTTGAGGGTCATGTCCTCGGCCTGGACGCGGGCATCGGTCAGGGTCTTGATCACCTGGGCGCGAACCTTGTCGGCCTCGGCCTTGGCGAAGATCAGGTTCGCGTCTTCCTTGTTCTGCTGCTGCTCCATGAACTGAGCGAGGATCTTTTCATCCACCGGCTTGAAGTAACGCGCGGAATTGCGCATCCCGGCGATGGCCATGATGTCCTCGACGCAGTTGCGCCACTCGATGGGCGTCACCAGCGGGTTGGCCAGCCCCTGCGTCTGCAGGATCAGCTCCTGCTTCTGCATGATCATCGACAGCATCTGGAAGCGGTCGAGATCGGAGCCGTGCCCTATCGCGGGATTCGGCACGCAGGCCATCGTCGCGTCGAACTGGGACGGATTGACCGGGACGTACTTGCCGCGAAGCTGGACGACGCGCTCGGGCACCGGATTATCGGTCACCTCCTGGAGCAGGCCGGACATGAGATCGACCATGAAGGTCGAAGCCATGGTTCGGCAGACGAGTTCAATCCTCTCCTGCGCCCCGGTGATGATCATGTCGACGCCCTTCATGGTCGTCGACTGAAGTGCTTTTGGATCAAGGCCTTGCGACTGGGGAGTAATGCCAGTGCGCGCCATGCGCATCGCATCGAGCCGGTCCATCATGTCGAAGGCGGGCTGACCGACGAACTGGTACTGGAGCTGCGTCAGGGCCCCGACTTCCTTGACCCTGATGGGGGCCCCGATGGCCGTATTGAGGACATCATCCCAATCCACGAGAGCATCCACGCCGACCAGCCGGGGATAAATCGACTGGGCGAGAGAATCCAACGCACCGCGCATGAGGTTGGTGCGGATCTCCTGGAGGTCGGCGACCAGTTCCGCATACCCGTGACCGACAATCGAGTGGGGCTCGGGATCCGGGCAGGCGATGGCCATCTTGGCTCGGGTGGCCGGTTCGTCCATGACGATGTCGTCGTTGTCGCCGATGACGCAGATATGCCGAAGTTCCGCAAGGCCGTCCCCGTCCTTGTCGATGCGCATCCAGTATTCGCCGTACTTGCACAGCGGCTCGGCGGAATCGCGACCCACCGGACTGTCCGAGCCCTGGTTGCGGAACATCCGCTCCGCCGCAAAGCGCATGTCGCCGCCCGAGAAATCGGCGGATTCATCGATCAGGTCGTCCGGCACGCCCTTGAGCTTGAGCGCGGTCTTGGTCTCGAAATACTCGCGTCCGACCAGACCTGCCTTCTTGATCGAGACGGCGGTGCGGTTGATCCGGAATTCGTCGGGCGGCACCGACATCACCCAGTGCCTGGGCTGTCGCTTGGTGCGCCGGATCGTCAGGTTGAAGAGCAGTTGCGTCGAGCCGTCCGGCATCTGCTGCGGGACCGGCTTCATGTCGACGACCTCGACATCGGCTTGGCTGATGACGAACTGCCGCTGCTCCATCGAGAGCCGGTGGTACTGCTCCTCGACGACCTCGCGGTTCTCCTCGGTGCCCCACTGGGCGATGCCCATCGCCTTGATGAGCCCGTCCTTGAAGACATCCTGGAGGATCATGTAGCCGGGGTTGTCGTAGAAAAGGACGTAGCGCAGATAGTCCGAGGCCTGCTCTGCCGCGTCCGCCTGGGCCCCATGATTGGGGATGAAGTTGGTGACCGAGTCCTGGCCCGAGAAGATCCGCATCAGGGACGGGATCATCTGCAGGACGGTGTCGCGGACCTCGGTCGCCACGATGGTCGAGGAACCCTGCTCGTCGTCATCGCTGGCGGGTTGCGGATCGATGCCGAGGTAGAGGCGGATTCCCTTCTCGCGGATCGGGGCGAGAATCTCCGCGTTGAACTCCCTGGCGTCCTCGATCATCGAGCGGACGCGGTGGGCGTACTCGAGATCGCCCTCGGATCCCGATGGTGTCGGCTTGTCGACCTGGGGAAATTCGGTGTCGCTCGGCGGTCGCACGGGCGGGCGCGGGAGCGGAATCTCCTCGAAGTCTGCCGCCGGAGGTCGATAGCCCATAGCCATGATGGGCCGGTACCATCAGCCAAAAGTAGCAGAATTGCAAGTTAAGCTCGGCGCGCGAGGTTCGGCACCCGGAAGTTCTTGAAGGATCTGCCGCCCTTGGTGCGATTCGCCCAACCGATCACCCGATCCATGCCCATCGCCATGTACCGGAAGCTATCCGCCCCATGGCTCGACCAATCGTGTAAGGGGCGCTGATGCATCGTCCCCAACGAAGGAGCTGGTGCGGCGCGGTATCCCTTCAGGGCAGAAAGGCCCTCGGCACACTTCTCGGCATCGAACCAGCAGATTGGCAGGATCGTGCGAACTGCAGCGATACCGTCCTCGACCTTGTGCTGCGGGCAGATCGACGGTTCGAGCTGCAGCCCCTCGAGAACTTCATAACGGGAACGGCCAGTCCCAAGTTCGCGGGCTCTAACGTCATGTGGAAAAATATGACCAACATATTGATAGCGCTTGAGATCAAGCTGCTTGGCGTACCAATCGAGCGCCTTGCCGGAGTTCTCTAGATAATCGATGACGTGCAGTTCCCTGCCGATCCGCTGCACAAACCAAATCGCCGTTTTGTCGGCGAGTCCCAAATCCCAGGATGTCAGCACGCCAGCGGCGGGGTCATAGGGCACCTGACAGATCCGGCCCTCAGTCTCCGCCTCGACGATTTTGTCCCCGAAATACGATCCTTCGACTGGCGCATCGAAACTGCAGAGAAATTCCCGACTAAATTGATTCGTGGTCATCTGCTGCCGCAATTCGGCAACTTCGTCGGGATGCAGTGCATCAGTCTCGGTCACCGGAATGGTGATGACTTCCCAAGAATCCGGGTTTTTGCGCGCCGTTTCGTAAACTTAGAAGAAATGGTCTTTTCCGGCGGGCGTACCTGAGATCAAACCAAAACCACCGTAATCGGCAAGTGCTGGTCTAACAACCGCATGGAACGCCTCTGCATGAAGCAACGGATATTCGTCCAATACTGCGCCATCAAGGTATAATCCGCGAATGCGCTCGTAGGCCAAGCCGCCGCCATAGAGATTGATACGTGCTCCGTTCGGAAATATGCACGCCAGTTCTGTTTCCAAGAAACGCATTCCAGGAATATCTTGTGTATATTGATGAAGGTACCCCCAGCAGAGGTCCTTGGTTTGCTGAAAGCTTGGCCCCACGTATGCATATCTTGGCGGCGGAAAAGCCCGAGTATTCATCAAGGCTGCGCGGATCAAATGATTCGTTTCAGCGACGGTCTTGCCCGCCCTCCGATGCGCGACCGTACATATCCAGCGCTTTTTACTATTGTGCATTGGCATGAAATATGGGCGAGGCCGATATTTTATAATTACTTCTG